CGTCCGATGAGGTGATTGACGTATGACAGCCTTAAACTTTCAACTACTGAACTGGCAAAAGACTGTCTTCACCGACAGTACTCGCTTCAAGATCGTGGCTGCTGGCCGTCGATGTGGTAAATCCCGACTGTCTGCGGTTACGCTGCTCATAGAGGCTTTAAACTGTCCTGAAGGCTCTAGCGTGATGTATGTGGCCCCTACGATGGGTCAAGCTAGGTCGATTATCTGGGAGTTGTTACATGACCTCGGTAGGCCTGTCATCAAGTCCAGCCACGTGAACAACCTTGAGATAACGCTTCTCAATGGTCGTAAGATCCTTGTTCGTGGTGCTGACAATCCTGACAGTCTCCGTGGTGTGTCTTTGACTTATCTGGTGCTTGACGAGTGCGCCTTCATTAAGCAGGATGTGTGGGAGAAAATCCTTCGTGCTGCTTTGTCGGATCGCAAGGGTCGAGCATTGTTTATTTCCACTCCGTCTGGGCGTAACTGGTTCTACGATGTCTTCAACCTCGGACAGTCCGGTGAGGACGAAGAGTGGAAGTCTTGGCACTTTACAACTCAAGACAACGAAACGATTGACCCAAAGGAAATTGAAGCAGCCAAGCGAACACTAAGCTCCTTTGCTTTCAAGCAGGAGTACTTGTCTTCGTTTGACACCGCTGGTGCTGATGTCTTCAAGGAACAATGGTTTAAAACTGGAAAAGAACCTCAGTATGGTTCTTATGTGGTGGCTATTGACTTGGCAGGGTTTGAGGATGTAGCAAAGAACGCAAGTGCTGCCAAGAAAAAGCTGGATGAATCTGCAATTGCTATCGTAAAGGTGACAGATGACGGTGATTGGTTCGTACACAAAGTTGTTCATGGTCGGTGGGATATACGAGAGACTGCCGTAAATATCCTGAAGACTGTCAGAGACTACGAGCCTATTGCTGTTGGTATTGAGCGTGGTGCGCTTAAGAACGCTGTGTTGCCTTACCTCAACGACTTGATGAGAAAGAACAACATCTATGCACACATTCAAGACCTTACGCACGGCAACAAAAAGAAAACTGATCGTGTTATTTGGGCGCTGCAAGGGCGCATGGAACACGGTCGTGTCACTTTTAATGAAGACGAAGATTGGGACGAACTGAAGGATCAGTTGATGATGTTCCCCACCAACGGCGTACACGACGATCTGGTGGATGCTTTGTCTTACATTGACCAATTAGCTGTCGTGTCCTATCAACAGGACTACGAAGAAGACGAATACATTATCCTTGACAAAATAGCGGGGTATTAATGAAACCTGGACTGTACGCAAACATCAACGCAAAGCGTAAGCGCATTGAAGCCGGTAGCGGCGAGAAGATGCGTAAGGTTGGGGCCAAGGGTGCTCCCACGGCTAAAGACTTCAAGGATGCAGCTAAGACCGCTAAGAAAGGTAAGAAAAATGGCTACTAAGAAAATGATCCCTATGAAAGAGTTTAAGCCCTGTCCTGGTTGTCCTACTCCGGCCAAGTGCAAGAAAGCCGGAAAGTGTTTAGCTAAGGCTAAGTAATGGCTACCAAGGACTCCCGGCTTACCCGTGCAGGCGTGAGTGGCTACAACAAGCCTAAGCGCACGCCAGACCATCCTACCAAGAGCCACGTTGTTGTGGCCAAGGAAGGAGACAAGGTTAAAACAATTCGTTTTGGGCAGCAGGGAGTTACTGGTTCTCCTGAAGGCTCTAAACGCAATGAGGCTTTCAAAGCTCGACACGCTGCTAACATCGCCAAAGGCAAGATGTCTGCTGCGTTCTGGGCCAACAAGGAAAAGTGGTGATGGAATACGAAAAGCATAACGAAGAGTTTGAAGAGCCGACAGAGAACGAGAAAGAACTCACGGCTTGGATTACCGACCACATCATGCGATGGCGTGACCATCGTGATGCCAACCACCTAGATTCTTGGCTTGAGTATGAGCGTATCTTTCGTGGGCAGTGGGATTCAAATGATCGCACTCGTGATTCGGAACGCTCTCGCATCATCAGTCCAGCCACCCAACAAGCGGTAGAGACTCGTCACGCTGAGATTGTAGAGGCTATCTTCGGTAATGGAGACTTCTTCGACATCCAGGACGATGTTCGTGATGTTGATGGCTCACCGCTGGACATTGAAGCCCTGCGTAAGCAGTTGATGGAGGACTTCAAGAAGGACAAGATCAAGAAGTCTGTCGATCAGATTGAACTGATGGCAGAAATCTACGGCACCGGCATCGGTGAAATCGTGGTCAAGTCCGAGATGGAGTACATTCCTGCGACTCAGGCCATTCCTGGAGTCACGGATGCGGCTGCTATCGGCGTTCAAGAGCAAGAGCGTGTAGCTATCAAGCTCAAGCCGGTCAATCCCAAGAACTTCCTGATTGATCCGAACGCTGAAAGCATCGAAGATGCCCTTGGTGTGGCCATTGAGAAGTATGTCTCTGTCCACAAGATCGTCGAAGGTATCGAAAAAGGTATCTACAAGAAGGTAGATATCACCACCGGATACGAAGATCAGGAACTTGAGCCTACTCAAGACCCGAAACAGTTCCAAGACGACAAGGTAAAGCTGGTCACCTACTACGGTTTGGTTCCCAAAGAGTACCTGTCTCAAAACGAAGAGGAAGAATACGAAGAGATTTTCCCTGAAAACTCTGTCGGTGACAAGTATGCCAACCTAGTTGAAGCCATTGTCGTGATTGCCAACGACAGTATGCTGCTCAAAGCCGAAGAAAATCCTTACATGATGAAGGATCGGCCTGTGGTGGCTTACCAAGATGACACCGTTCCTGGCCGTTTCTGGGGCCGTGGCACGGTTGAAAAGGCTTACAACATGCAGAAGGCCATTGATGGGCAATTACGCGCTCATATGGACTCTCTGGCCCTTACAACGGCACCCATGATTGCGATGGACGCTACGCGCCTGCCTCGTGGAGCCAAGTTTGAGGTTAAACCTGGTAAGGCTATCCTCACCAACGGCAATCCTGGCGAGATTCTGTTCCCGTTCAAGTTCGGTCAAACCGACGGCAATGCCGTGAATGCGGCTCAGAACTTCGAACGTATGCTGTTGCAGGCCACCGGAACCGTTGACAGTGCAGGAATGCCTTCAAATGTGCCCCGTGACGCCGGTGCAGGTGGCATGAGCATGGCGATGGCTGGAATCATCAAGAAGTACAAGCGTACGCTGACGAACTTCCAAGAAGATTTCATGATTCCGTTCATCAACAAGGCTGCTTTCCGCTACATGCAGTTCGATCCTGACCGTTATCCGACGGTGGATATGACGTTTGTACCGACTGCTTCGCTTGGTATCCTTGCCCGTGAGTTTGAACAGCAGCAAATGATTGCCCTGTTGCAGACTTTAGGCCCGGATACGCCTGTTCTGCCTCTGATTCTGCGTGGAATCCTCCAGAACAGCAGTCTGAGCAACCGTGGTGACCTTCTGGCGGCTCTGGAGCAGATGTCTCAGCCCAATCCGCAGGCTCAAGAGGCTGCAATGCAGCAGCAACAGGCTCAGATGGCTCTGGTGCAGGCTCAGTTGCAGGAATCCCAGGCTAAGGCAGCACGGGAGCAGGCAGAGGCTCAGAAGGCCGCTGTTGAAGCTCAAGTTACGCCGCAACTGGCTCAAGCCAAGCTCATCGCTGCCCTGTCTAACAACCTCAATGAGAATGACGAGTCTGCTGACTTTGCCCGTCGGGTGAAATTAGCTGAATTGGCAATCAAAGAGAAGGACATTGACAGCAACGAACGCATTGCTTTAGCACAAATGTCAAGAAAACAGTAAAAAGTACTTGACAAAAGTGTAAAAGTTTGGTATAATATACTATTATGAACTTTATAGGACTCCTTCATGGAACAATCCTTACAACAGTATTACGAGAATCAGTTTACTCTCTTCATCCAACCCGGATGGACTGACTTAGTAGAAGACTTGCAACGATTAAAAGATAGCATCAACGATTTATCACTGGTAACGGACACACAAGACCTTTACTTCCGGAAAGGCCAGTTGGACATTCTTGAACTAATCTTACGACGCAAGCAAACCTGCGAGGAAGTCTTTAAGCAGTTGGAGGAAGAAGAATGAAACGAATGTTTGAATTCGTATGCGAAGACGGACACGTATTCGAGAAACTGATTGACGATGATATCCGTAGCGTGAAGTGCATCCACTGTGACACTACTGCTACTCGCGTTGTTTCTGCCCCTCGCGTGAACCTAGAAGGCATTACCGGGGCTTTCCCTGGTGCTTACAGCCGATGGGAGCGTGTGAGGGCGGAGAAACAGCAACAAGAACGCAAGAAGGCCGCCTCTCACGGCGAATAACCTGATTGCATTAGATTATCCTAGAACCCGTATGGGCAGGAAAGGTTAGGTATGGCTCTTATTGAAAATGAAGAACTGTCTCAGCAAAGCGAATTAGAGGCAGTCGAACAACAACAGGCTCAAGCAGCCGCTGCACCAGAAGCTCCTAAGATTCCCGAGAAGTACAAGGGCAAGAGTCTTGAGGAGATTGTGACGATGCACCAAGAGGCTGAAAAGCTCATTGGTCGTCAGGCACAAGAGGTGGGTGAAGTTCGACGATTAGCTGATGAGCTACTGAAGCAACAACTCTCTCAGAAGAAAGAGAAGCCTCCAGAAGTAGAAAACGAATTAGACTTTTTTGAAGACCCCAAGACAGCGGTTCAAAACGCTGTAGCAAACCATCCTGATGTTCTTGCTGCAAAGCAGGCTACTATGCAAATGCGTCAATTACAGACGCAAGCAGCACTAGCTAAGAAGCATCCGGACTTTGCTAATGTGGTTCAAGACCCTGAGTTTGCAGCATGGGTTAAATCTTCTCCGATGCGCGTGAACATGTACGCACTGGCTGATGCACAGTACGACTTTAACGCTGCTGATGAGTTGATTTCTACCTTCAAGGCAATCAAGGGTGTGCGAACTAACGAAGCAGTTACCGCTGCCAAAGAAGTACGGCAAACAAACATGAAAGCCGCTGCTGTCGATGTTGGTGGAACTGGGGAGTCTTCTAAGAAAGTTTATCGCCGTGCCGACCTTATCCGGCTACGCATGACAGACCCTGCGCGATACGAAGCCTTACAACCTGAAATTATGGCTGCGTACGCTGAAAACAGGGTTAAATAAATTAACTTGTTTTAGGAGAATCAAATGCCTTTAGGTACCGATCAAGTCACCGTAACTACCGCAGCAACATTCATTCCGGAAATCTGGAGTGATGAAATTGTTGCTGCTTACAAGAAGTCGCTGGTTGCTGCGAACCTCATCAAGAAGATGAGCTTCAAGGGCAAGAAGGGCGATGCTGTGCATATCCCCGCGCCTACCCGTGGCAATGCTTCTGCCAAGGCTGCTAACACTCAGGTTACCCTGATTGCTGCAACCGAAGGCGAGCGTGTTATCACGATCAACCAGCACTGGGAATACTCGCGTCTTATCGAAGACATCGTGGAAGCCCAAGCCCTGTCGTCGCTGCGTCAGTTCTACACGGACGACGCTGGTTACGCTCTGGGTCTGCAAGTGGACACGAGCATCATCCGTCTGGGTCGTGGCGTGCAAGGCGGCAACGCTGCTAACGCTGCCTACGCTGGTGCTTTCTCTGGCGCTGACGGCACGACGGCTTACAACGCCGGTGCTAACACGGGTTCTGGCGCTCTGACCGACGCCGCTATCCGTCGTTCGATCCAGCGTCTTGACGACCAGGACGTGCCGATGGATGGTCGTTTCCTGATCGTTCCCCCGTCTACCCGTAACACCCTGATGGGCATCAATCGCTTCACCGAGCAGGCTTTCGTGGGCGAAGTGGGCAATGCCAACACCATCCGTAACGGCGAAATCGGCAACGTGTACGGCATCCCCGTGTTCGTGTCCAACAACGCTGATA